TTTAATGTTTTTTTTTTATGTTTCTTATTGTTCTTATATTTGCGTCTTTTTCTTGTGCCTCCATGTCCAGTTGCCGCTTCTGCTATTCTTTTTGCTATTAAATTTGTCTTTTCATTAAATAATTCTTTAGTTTTTTCAACTGTATGGTGAAAATTTTCTAAGAGTTCACTAAATTGGGATGCAGCATCATTCATTTTTAATTTAGCTTCTTCATATACCTCTTTTTTTATTGGTTTGTTATTTCTCAATTTTTTAAATGCTTTAAATGCTAAATGATGGTTTAATTGTGCCTTATATAACTCATTTATAAATTGTTGCGCTGCAACACGCTCGCTCTCCATATGCTTTTCAATATCTGCTATTTGTCTGTCAGTATCATTTACTGGAAAAATTTGTACTCCACTCTTTATTCCGAAAGCATCTTTTGCGGATTTCATTGTTGATTTCATTGTTGATTTAAACATTGTAATTTATAATATAATAATAATATATTATAAATTATTAATATATTATAAATTATTAATAATTTATAATATATTAATAATTTATAATATATTATTATTATATTATAAATTATTAATCAATTGTGTGTGGTTTTTAGTAAATTGTCTAAATTCAGTTGCAGTATTAGATTGTAGCTCTTGTATTTGTTCATCATCTAGTTCAACAAAATCTTGATTAACTAAACTCTCTGCCTTTTCTCTAGGGGATAGTTTATATTTGTTAGTTAAAGTGTGCCTATAGCTATGTCTAAACTCTTTATTAAAGTCTTGTTTGTGTTTTTTTAGTTGTTGTATTGTTATATTAAGCGCAGCAATTTTATTCATTATGGTATCAATATTTTGTTTTCTAGTAGTAATATCATTTATAGGGTGAACTTTGGCTCTAGAACTACTTGCTTTTTGTGTAAAATTTCTTTTTAGCGATGGCATTTTATATATATAAATTTATATATATTTATAAATTTATAACTATTTTAAATATTTTAGTGTTTTTTATGTTTTCTATGTTTGCGTCTTTTTCTTGTCCTGCCTTCTGCAATTACAAATTGACTACCTCGACTTTTTTGATATTCTCTTATTCTAGCACGTATTGCTTTTTCAGCAGCTATATCTTCAGGAGTTGGTCTTATCAGATTCATTAAACTAATATACACTGTATTTCTATTATCAAGTGCACGAGCAACAAAACCACTTGTATCTGGTAAATTTAGATCAATAAAGTTATTTATATTTCTATCATATTCTTCAATAAAACTTCTTAATTGTGCTATATTTGCTAATTTAGAGTTAGAAGGACCAAATACACTCTTATATGCTCTATATAGTGTGCTGTTTTTTGGTTTACTTGTTGTCCTACTATTAGAAGCAGATGATACTGATACTACCCTAGTACTTCTTCTTGACATTTATATAAATAGTGAATATAATAAATATACTAAATTTTATTATATTTATAATTTTATAATTTTATAATTTTATTATTTTATTATTTTATTATTTTATTATTTTATTATTTTATTATTTTATTATTTTATTTTTACACACAAAATGTGCAATCATTTTTTCCTTTTTTTGAAACAATTGAACCACCTCCTCTAACTCGTGATAATACATTATTTATTAAATTTATATCTTGATTTTTACCATTTAATTGAATATAATCATTGTTATCTTTTACACGCATCGATGCTACACCTATAGTATTTAATCGTAATCTTTGTATTCTTAAATCATTGCTTATATTATTTAATGGTTTTCCAAAAACAATAGATGATGGTTTTCCTAAAACAGAACTATAATCCATATTTTTATTCACATTACTAGGATTGTGTGAAGAAAAATTATATGCTCGTCTTCCCAAAATAAATGAACTAGTTCTATCTGAAACGTTGCTACCATTTGAAGGCATTTTTTTAGATGTAAACATTTATATATATTTTAAATAATATAATTTATATCATTTTCATTTTCATAGTTTCTCTAAACTTAGAAATATTATTATAGAATGAAAATTTAACAGAACTATTATTGGATGTTTTTTCTAAATGAGTTGCTTTAGTTGATGTTTCATTTCTTCTTTCTACATTAAAAATATTGACATAATCCGTAAAGTAATCTTTAAATTGTGTTGTGTTTGGTGTTTTGTTATTGTTTGGATCAACACTTTCTAAAACACCTGTTTCTACAACACTCGTTTCTACAACACTTTCTACAACACTTTCTAAAACACTTTCTACAACACCCATTTCTACAACACCCGTTTCTACAACACCCGTTTCTAGAACACCTGTTTCTACAACACCTGTTTCTACAACATCTGTTTCTAGAACACTTTCTACAACACCTTCTACAACATCTGTTTCTACAACATCTGTTTCTACAACATCTGTTTCTACAAGACCTTCTACAACATCTGTTTCTAAAACACTTTCTACAACACCCGTTTCTACAACACCTGTTTCTACAACATCTGTTTCTACAACACATGTTTCTACAACACCCGTTTCTACAACACCCGTTTCTACAAGACCTTCTACAACACCTGTTTCTACAACACCCGTTTCTACAAGACCTTCTACAACATCTGTTTCTACAACACTTTCTACAACACCTGTTTCTACAACACTTTCTACAACACCTGTTTCTACAACACTTTCTAATACATTTTGTTCTGGCGCAACTACTGTATCGACTACTTCTAAAGCGTTAGAGTCTTCCATATTTATAATATAAATATAATATTATAAATATTTTAAATATTTTTAAAACGCTATTTTAAAACGCTATTTTAAAACGCTATTTTCTAACTCTATTAATAGCATGTTGTGATTGTGAATTTGCTGCTCCTCCATAACTGCTATCATTATAAGCTTTATTAATAGCCTGTAATTTCCTAAATCTAATATAATCAGAACCATCATGAACATATTTAGGATTTCCGGAATACATTGCTTTACCATTTTGACTGGAAGTTCCATCTCCTCTAACTTGTAATCGTGATAAATTATTACCTCCAACTTGATTTGGTAGTTTTCCATATTTAATATCGGTGGGTTCTATATTATTGGTAACAACATCACCAGCATTAAAAGCAGTTCTAAAAGGTCCTAAAATATTTTTGGAGTAAAGTAATGGGGATGTTCCTAAACCACTATTAATCATATTTCCAAAAGCTCTTGATAACTGTTTGCGACTAACTGCTCTGTCGTTACCACCATCCATATGTCCATGTAACATATGTTGAATACCTTTAGGATTTCCGCCTAATTTGGTTTGATCGAAAGACATAATATATTATAAATAATTATTATATTTAAAACTTTTTAATTATATTTAAAACTTTTTTTATAAAAATGTTCTTAAATAATGTATAAAAAAAATATTATTTATAGTGTTAATTATTATTGAATTATTGAATTATTGAATTATTGAATTATTGAATTAATAACAATTTATTCGCACATAATTCGAGGAGCAACATTCATTGTTATTAACTCTTGAAACATAAGTTTACAAGCATAAGGTAATTCAACATATTTAAAGTCGTTCCTATTGCTACAAGTATTACAATAATGAATATGTTCCTTATTGTTAAATGAAGCAATCATCCCACATTTATTACATACAAATACACTAAATGCGTCAGAAGCATCATAAATTCTACCTTTAGTAAATCGCGACGCTCCATGTGAAATCATACAATCTCTTTCCATTTCTCCAAATCGTAATCCACCATCGCGTGATCTTCCTTCCGCAGGTTGTCTTGTTAAATTTACCATTGGACCAATTGATCTACTATGTTGTTTATCATTTACCATGTGTTTAAGACGTTGATAAAATGCCGGACCAATAAATATATTCATAGTTAGTTGCTCGCCAGTTAAACCATTATACATTAATTCGTTTCCTTTGGATTCATATCCCAAGTCATTTAATTTATCAATAATAGTAGAAATCTCAAAATCACCAAAACTGGTTCCATCTCCAAATAATCCCAACTCAAGTAAAACCTTACCCAATAATGTCTCTTTTAATTGGGCAATAGTCATTCTACTTGGAATAGCATGTGGATTAATAATAATGTCGGGTTTTAATCCATTTGCTGTAAATGGCATATCTTCTTCTGGGATAATATTACCAATTGTTCCTTTTTGACCGTGCCTGCTAGAAAATTTATCACCAATTACTGGCTTACGATAATTACGAATACGAACTTTACAAAAATTGTATCCGTCTCCGTTTGATTCTATGTAATTTTTATCAATATAACTTTCTTCATATGTTCTATATGAAATCGAACCATCACTATATTTTACTGTTTTTGTAAAGTCGTTTTTATTTTCCTTAATTGGGATAACTTTTCCAATAATGATATCCCTATCCTCTATTAAACTATTTTCAGGAACAATACCTTGATTGTTTAATTTATCATAATTTGCGAATTTAATATTTTTAGTTTTTGTTTTATCTGGTTTACACCGCATTTCTTCAGTTCCAAAAAGTTTCTTATCTTCGTCTTTTTCTGTATGATAAATAGTTGCCAAAAATAACCCACGGTCAATAGCGCCTTTATTAAATAATAACGAGTCTTCTTGATTATAACCAGTATGACTCATAATTGCTACTATTATTTGCTGTCCAGATGGAATGTTATTTAATTTAATAATATTCATAATACGTGTTTCAACTAATGGACGCATTGGATATGTTAACACATAAGCAGTTTTATCCATTCTATTATCATAATTAGTCACATACATGCCGATTGCTTGCTTACCCATTGCCGATTGATATGTATTACGCGGTGATTGATTTGAATCCGGGAAAGGAATACAAGATGCTAATATTCCAAATATAGTACTTGGATGAATTTCACAATGACTATAATGGTATATATTATTAGTGCTTGAATTAGCTAAATCATTTGTTCTCATAGCAATCATTGCGTTATTTTGCTCATATGAATCAACGTATTCAATAACTGAATTCTCTAACTTAATAGCAATTACTAAATCGTCCCAATTTAATTCTCCAGTTCTAACTTTTTCAACAATGCTATTATTATACATAATTTTATTATGTTTCACTTTTAATAAAGGTCTTGTAATGCGTCCAGCATCATTACAAACCCTAATTTCTTTTAACTTGCTATTAAATATAATAGAAGTATAAATATTAATGATGCCCCTATATTTTTTATCTTTTAAACTGTTATAAATTTTATCGGGATCATTCGTTATGCCTACCCACGAACCATTAATAAACACTTTTACATAATCTTCCAAATCTTTATATGAACCATTATAAGTATCAATATTATCAATAATTGGCAAAATGTAGTCATACAGTCCAGAACTATTAGAGTTAATAGTAATATGTGCCAAATATGCCAAGTTTTTAACAATACCAATAGATTGTCCTTCAGGTGTCTCCGCAGGACATAAAAATCCCCAAGTTGAGTTATGTAATCTACGCGGTGGAACCAATTTTCCACTTTTATCAATTGGTGTATTTACACGTCTTAAATGACTTAAACTTGATAAATATGTTAACCGATTCAATACTTGAGCAACGCCTACTTTATTACTATTTATTTGTTTAATTCCAAAATCACCCGTTGCTAATGCTCGTTTAATACCTTGTTCAATAGTCGTTGATTTTATAATTTTATAGATATTTGTTTTTGTGATTATACTTTCATAATCGTCATTAGACTTCCATGAACCCGTATTAATTTCACGAATAATTTGTTTTTTCATATCCTTTACCAGTTTATTGAAATAATTTCGCAATAAATTATTTAACAATGGTCCTGTTAAGTCTACTCGCTTGTTAACATATGAATCGCGATCACTTTCTAATAACCAACCAAAAGAAGTTTGAAGTAATATATTTGTCATGTATCCAAGCATATATATTTTCTGCTTTTCTGTCTTACAATGCGGGAAAATATCATTATTTAAAACTTCAATAGCAAATTCGTATTTTTTTTTAGAACCTGTTTCTTTATCCATATTCATAGGAGTATAAATGACATTAGCAACAATATATTTAATTGCTGCTTCTTGCGAAACAACTTTGTTTGCCTCAATAATTGATGCTTTTAATGAAATTAACATTTTTTTCATATTTTCTTTAGTAATATCAAGCATAATTAATTCACAAATTTCTTTATCACTAATAATATTAAATGCCCTAAAAATAATAAATAATGGAATCGGTATTTTAACGCGTGGAATTTGTAAATAAAGAGCATTACCATAACCATTATTTCTAGAAGCAACTAAAATATTAATTTGCTTTGGAGAAATACACTTCCAGTCTGGAATACATTTCATTTCTGCTTTCCAAGACCATTTATTATTATTTTTTTCAATATTAAAACAATAAATTTGATTTTCGGCTGCTCGTTCTTGACTAATGCATGTTTTTTCGGAACCATTAATAATAAAATATCCACCTGGATCCATATAACATTCGCCAGTTTCATTATGATTTAAGTGTTTATATTGATTTAATACACATAAATCAGATTTTAACATAATTGGTAGTTTTCCAATATGAACATTTTTAATCTTTTTTTGATAATTTAGGACATTTTTATAATTTTCACCATTGCGCACAATATATTTAATATTTAAATCAATTGTCATTGCCGACGAATATGAGAAATTACGCAAACGAGCTTCTTGTGGAAACATAATTTTAGTTGACCCGTTATTTTCATAAATTTGTGGGCGATATATTGCAAAATTTTCAAATGTTATTTCTATTTCCAATCTATATAAATTTAATTCTTTAACAAAATCATGTTCTGAAGTAATAATTAATGGATTAAACATTTCTATTGTTTGTTGAATTTGATTATTTACAAAATAATTATATGATTCTAATTGATGCTTAACCAACTGTTTAAGGTGCTTATGTTTAAAATATGATTCAATAAGAATCCATGGAATTTCCGAATCTGGAATTTCCTTATTATGAATTTCTGAAGTCATAATTTTTATTAACTACAAAACTTTATTATTTTATAATTCAATTTTTATTAAAATTATATTTTAATTATATTATTAAAATATTATATAAGAAAAATAGAAAAAATTGGTTAATTAGTTATATTTTAAATATAAATAATTACAAATAATATGACTACACAAAAAATATTACAAATAAATCCAGAATTATTTAAATTTAATAGTAGAAAAAATAGTTCAAAGAAAAAAGAAAAAAAAACTAAACCTATTCATGATAAAACGCAATCATTACAATCTAATAAGTTAAAAAAAGAATTATTAAAAAAAGTAAAAGATTATCAAAAAAACAAAGAAACAGAAGTTATAAATGATGAAAAAAATAAAGAGAAAATGGACAATATATCAAGATCTAATTTATTCGAATCAAAAGATTTTGAAAATAATGATTTTGAGAGAGAATTTAATAAATCTCTCACCTTTTTACATGATTTGTCAAAAAAAAACAAAGATAAAAATAAAAAGAAAACATTGAAGTTAACAAACGCGGATATAAATATTGAAATTCCCAAAGATAGTTTAATATATAATTCAGCAAAAGAACCCAATTATGGTTGCTTAAAGAATGGTTCAAAACCCACATTTAGAGATTTAAATAAAACACAAAAACATGTTTCACATAGTACTCACACGGAAAATGCTGGAAAAAGACTACAACTAGCACTAGAAAATAATACATATTATGACCATTCAGCATTTCATGATAAATATCAAACAAACGATAATATAACTATACAGACCGATAAACCCAATATTGAATTGAAAATATCAGAAGAACTACCTGTAGAACTACCAGCGGAAACACCCGTAGAACTACCAGCGGAAACACCCGTAGAACTACCAATTAAAATATCTAATTCAAATACCAATCTCTCGACTAATAAACTGTTTATCAAAGAAAATAATGAAATTAGTAATGACATAGTATCTGCGCCATATGATTATACCAATAATTATTCTACTAAACCAACTAATAAAGACGAGGAAGTTATGAGTGAAGAAACAAAAGAAGATACATATATTCCAAAATTACAAAGAATCACAAGAACATATAAGTATAAATTAGGAAAAAAAAAGGATACTAAACATATTGGCTTACTTATAAAAAATAGAGATACTCAAAAAAAAATAAAGCAAGAAGTATCACAATTAAAACAACAACCAATTCAAGATGTTAAAAATTTTTTACGAGAAAAAAATTTAATAAAGTTAGGTTCGCAAGCACCAAATGATGTATTGCGTAAATTATACGAAGACAGTATGTTGTCCGGTGAAATTACAAATACAAATAGCAATAATTTGGTTCATAATTATTTGAATACTATGTAACTAATTATTTTTGATAAATTTATTCTATTTAGAATTTTTCTTAAATACTAATTTTATTATTATTATAATCATAAGTATTGAAAATCCAACGTAATACATTTTAACTAATAATTCATCTTCAAAATTTATAGAGTTTAGCATTTTATCAGTGTTTATAGAATTTAATAATTTATCAAACTCAGACAAATTCTGTATTTTATCCATATTTTGCTCTATAATAATATCATTAATACTTGAATTTATAGGTTGAATATTATCAAAAGTATCAACAATATCGCCGCTTATTGTTTCTGGAATTGTTATTGCCCCATCACTGAAATATTCTGGTTTTAATCTTTTAAGATCGTCAATACCAAAATATACTTGTGGACTATTTCCACTATAATTTCTAGGACCTCTAATACCCTCGCCATCATAATCAACCAAATGGCATTTAACACTTGCTTTCATACAATAAGGTTTAACTTTACCCAAAAAAGACGCTCCCAAGTCTTTAATATTATAACCTATTTTTGTAGCACTATAAAATGCTGATGGTATTACGCCTCTAAGATCTTTATTACTTTGCCCACCAGTTAAAAAACTTGATCCATCGGTTACATTATTTATATATTTATGTAAATATGGAGTTTCACCAGATGGTGGTATAATATTTCCCAAACTATCTACAGGTGTGCATTCTATTTTTGTTCTTAAAACATAGTTATTACCTATTACACCTTTTCCTTGATATAAACATTGTTCTGACGTTCCAATATTAGGATCTGACACTAAATATTCTATATAATTAAACATACCACCAAATACTTTCGCAGTATTATCCATTTTCCATCCGCCCTCATTAAAAGTACTTGAATCTACCATTTTATCGCTTGGTTTTATACAAAAAGTATATGGATGTTGAAAACCAAAAATATCATCAACCACGCATTTTTCCGATTCACCCATAATTCAATAATTAAAATAGTATAATATAATAATTTTAGATAATAATTATATTATTTAACATAAAAATAACCAATATAGTGGTAATAGTCATTATACTAATATTATTTTTATTGTTATTTACCACTTTTAGATTTTACATCATCTACCTTACCCAAGACATTTTTAACCCCAAATTCCCCTACTGATGGATTCTTATTGTTTTCTTTTTTATACTTTTCTGCTTTTGCTTCAACGTCTTCCTGTAGTTTTTCTTGATTGGTATATTTACAAGAGGCATTACCTTCAATGATTTTAAATAACGATTTATGATTTATGAAAAGTATTATAATTATTAGTACAATTAATAAAATAACTACCATGAATTTATGTAATTTTAAATTATGAAGTAATTTGCTATTCAAAAAATAATTTTTAATTGGCATTATATAATATCTGATATTTTATATATAACTATTACAATTACAATTACAATTACAATTACAATTACAATTACAATTACAATTACAATTAAAAATAATATTATAAATATATATTAGTATGAGACTTTATTTTAATCAAATAATTCCAAATGTTGTTTCAAAAGGTTTGGTAAATAATAATGTTACAATTGTTCCTAAAATTATAAAAAACGAAGAACCTACTAATAGTAATACATATATTCCTTGGACCAATGAGTGTACTATAAAAAAATATAAATTTCATGCTAATCCTATTAGGCATTATAGAAAACAATATGTAAATATAAATACAAATAATACTTCAACATTTAGCAATTTATCTTTAATAGGAAGTTTAGATAAACCTGGATACAGTATTGTAACTAACGTTAATACTCCAGATTCCAATTTATTAAATTGTAATTTGAGTATATATACTTATTTAGATAAGGATACTAATTGTAACACTCTAATTGACGACAAATCATATGACCCTTCATCCAATAAAATGATATGTACTTCGTTTAATCCAAGTGCCTTAGTAATTAAAACTGCTTCAACAAAATTATCAAATACATATGCTTCGTCGCATAGAGAATATTTATATAATAAGAACAAAACATTTATTCAAAATTTGCCTCTAACCACCAACGGAACAACAACAATAACACAATGTAATGGAACAACAATATGTCGCACGTTTAATCCTTCAAATAAAAAATTTCAATGCCAAGGACCGGTTTCTTCAAGTTCCCGCACATATGGTTTAAAGTATGATTGTAATGATAGTTCTCATTGTAAAAAATCGCATCTCAATACTTTATATGATAAAAAAACTTCACTAGCATGTATTGATGATAATTCAAAAATTCGTAGAAAACGAATTAATATTTTGAAATAAATTCTTTATTTATAATAAATTGATGTTTTTTACACCAATTTATTGACTTTTGTATGTTAATATTTACTAATACATTCAATTTATTAAAATATTTACTAACTGTTTCATTAGTACTAATATTTGTAGAAATAGTATTTGACGATACGTCTATTTCTTCAATAATATTATTGGTTTCTGTTATACAATAGTCTTCGGTAAAAATTTCTAATGTGCTATCAATATTTGTGCTATCAATATTTGTGCTATCAATATTTGTGCTATCAATATTTGTGCTATCAATATTTGTGATATTATATTGAATATTTTTGTTAAAAATATTTAAATATTTGAAAAATGAATTATAATTATTATTTAATAAATTATATTGAATATTTAAAATTTTAAATTCTCTTATTAAATTAATAGTATTTTTAATATTTTCTAACTGTTGCTGCCCATATATAGAATTAATTTCTTGTAATTTTGTTATAAATAACTGATTTAATTGAATATTAAACAAACTATAAATGGTATCAACTTTATTAATTAATAAATCAAAATTCTCTATTATATTTGTAATAATTTTTTTATTATTATTTTTAAAATTTCTACAAATTATATATTTTTCAGAATTAGCACATCTGCTAGTATTCGGTTTAAATATAAACACATTTTCATACAAATTACACAACAAATATATAACTTCTATTGTTTTTATTTTAAATACATCAAAAATTTTTAATATAAAATTCCCCCCTTGTTTTTGCATTATTAACGCAAAAAAAATCTGCGATAATATCAATTTAAATGATATATCTTCTTGGTTATTAAAATCATGCGAAAAATCAAATCCTCCATCGGCAGTAATGTAATCCATTGATCTAAAATATTTCTTATAACAATAAATTAAGTTTTCTTTTAAAAATAAATCGCCATTTTTTGATGCTCCATATTCTAGTTTAATATTTTTGTTATTATTTAATAATTGTGTTGCTTTTTTCCACGAAGGAATATTGATATTATCACTTATTAATGTCATACCATAATAAATATCTTGCTTATTGTTTCTCTTATAATTAAATGCTTCTATAAATCCGCCCGGACCCTCTGCCAAATGATATGATTGTATATTATTTGATTCATTTAAAAAACTAAACGTGTCTATTATTTCTATCATTTTAAAAAAAGAGCGCGACAATGGTTTGTGCTTACATAAAGAACATTTATGATTGGGAACAATAGTGTGTATATATTCATATGGATTTGTTATTTTTTTTATAATATCCCAATATTCATAATATTCATCAATTGAATGCTTTAGCATATGTAAATAATTATGTAATGAATAACATAATATTATATCGCTTGTGTCAGATAATATATTTGCTTGTGACTTATTATTTTTATATATAATATTAAAATCTAAATTCAAATTATTTAAGTTTGGTAAATTAATATAGGTCATATAATTTTATTATATTTACGTACTAAGTAAGTATAGAAAAATACATTTATATATTTATTTACAAATATATAAATGTATTTTTTTTGTTAGTTTATGTTTTTTTTGTTAGTTTATGTTTTTTTTGATTTCTTTGTTTCTGCTTTATGTGATTTTTTAGACTTTGCTGCTTCTTTTGCCTCCTTCTTTTCTTGTGCTGTTTTTAATTTTTCCTCTTCTTTTGCTTTCTTTTTCTCTTCGGCAAGTTTAATCTTTTTATCTATAGTTAATTTCATAGTAGCAGTTGCTTTGCTTTCAGTTGCTTTAGTTTTATCTAACTGTTCCTCTATTTCATCTTCTAATTGCTTCTCTAAGTCTTGAGTTTCTTTCAAATATTTGGAAGCCAATTTTTTAGATTTTTCATCTAAACTTTCTTTTTCCTTAACTTCAAATTCCTCATCTATTTTTTTAAATTCACCAATAATCTCATCTTGTAATTCTTTTTCTTTTAATTCTTGCTTTTTAGATACTAATTCTTCTGGATCATATTCAACATTTCTAATCTTTTTAAATATAAAATAATTGTTTAAAAATGATATTTGTTTTTCTTCATCACTTAACCGCGCAGAATTGCCTAATTTTTTTAATAAATAATTATTACTTTTTAATTCTGTATTCATAAAATTGTATAATTGCTCAAAGTTCCCCATTGACCCAGGCAAATTTAATTGCTTATATTCCGTCTCGGTTAATAATACAAATCCATTATTTTCCATAATTCTTAATAAATATTTATAATTAACTAAATATTCTTTAAAAGTTTTATTAATTGTTTCTTGATAAACATTTATAGCATATCCTAAGCTAGACTCGTCATCATTAAATTCCTTAGCCTCATATTTTTTAGTTAATTCCCATATTTTTTTCTCATTTTTAAATATGCTAATCGATTCATCGGTTTTTAATGAATTTAACATATTAAATATTTTGTTTCCATCATAACAAGTTCCAATAAAATATCCTTCTAATGATGTACATTCTTTTATATTTTTTACGAATCCATTTAGCACATTTTCGCTTTCAAACATATAATGCATCGCAAATTGAATAGAACTAATATTAAAACCATTTTTTACAATTCCATAATTATTATACACACCTTTACCTAATAATATTTCGTTTTTAGCACCTTCCCCAAAAAGTGCTTTCATAATTTGTTTCGATTTTTCATCATATAAAGCAGCACCATTCTTAATATTATGACTACTATTACCATGTAAGAATAGCGCTTTAGGAATAACCGAATAATTTTGAGCATAATTTAAATAACGAGCACATACACCGTCCAATCTATTTTCTATATTATCTTTGCTCAAATCTAAACCCAAAACAAAATTGAGATTTGCCGAGATCCATTTAGGTAAATCACCTCCTTTGCCTACAGCATAATCTATTAATGAATATCCCGATTTGGATACTTTATTTATCAACATACTTTTAACATATAAGTTATGAAAATCGCGCAATGCTTGTGTTTCTGATGTTTTGGAAATTTTATTATAATATACATCATCGTCATTATTAACTGTAACTCCATTTCCTGTCATTAAGATTGTTTCACTTATTGGATTATGAATAGATTGCCAATTTGAGTTTGCTGTATGATAGGCATTGCCAAAGTTTTTAACTCCTGAACGTAATTCCGATGTTTTATCAGAGCGAACTCGCAATGGTTCCCATCTCCAAAATTCAGGATTATTACTATTATAAGCAAATTCTACAATTGTATTATCTTCTATTTCATCACCCTCTAAAGTATAGATCTTCAGATTATTTGATTCATCTAATTTACCCATTATATTACATAATCCAGCATTAACATCGTTTGGATTTGTTGGATAAAAACGACAAGGTTTATAACTATTAGTATAAGATTCTTTAGTATCACGCTTAATGTTATTATTAATAATGTCATTGTATGGATTAATATAACCGTGTTTTTTTTCGTCAAATCCTACATTTAATATTAAAGTATAATAACTTTTGACCTGATTATATGAAGTTAAATCTTCACCTTCATTATTTAAGGTACCCATAAAATTATTGCCTAATTCATTTTTTTTAAACCTAATTAAGAAATCAATAGTATTATAACGAGGAGGTTTCCATTTAAAAGATTCGTTCCATGTAATTTTATAATTTGGCGCAGCAACTCCAATTTTAGTACTACAAACACCTGTATTTGCTGGTGTAAAAATTAATCCGTCTGTATTATATTCATATAATCCTTCATTAATGTTATTTAAAATTCTAGAACAACCATTAAATATATGAGCACCATAAAATTTTTTCACATTAAATTTAATGTGTATTTCTTTACTATTTGTAATCGATTTTAACTCCATGGTTTTTATTACGCTATTTAAGATTATAAGACGATAATTAAAATTTTCCTCTTTTTTGCTTTTTTCTTTTTCTTCTCCTTTTTCATCTCCTTTTTCCTCTCCTTTTTCCTCTCCTTTTTCCTCTCCTTTTTCATCTCCTTTTTCCTCTCCTTTTTCATCTCCTTTTATTTCTTCTATGGTTAATTTAATAAAAGGCAAACCTGTTACGTTTTGTCCATTAAAATAATATATATCAAAGCAAGCAAATACATTTATGTATTCGCCTTTTTTATTATGTAAAATATGTTCGCCATCTATAATTGTGTTAAATAATTCTTTTTTCTCAATATAACATCCGGTAAATTGTATATTCATAATCATAGGAATAAAGTATAATTTTCCTTGTGGTGATATATATAGCAATTTTCTGGTTCCATCTGCTTTATCTGTTACGGTATAATTCTTTCTAATATTTGGAATAGAATTATTTGTATCATTTATTTCTGTTTCGGGTAAAATATTTACCATTTGTAATGTTGTAGATGATGGACCAATAAAGTCTTTTATGCTGGGTTTCATCATTGCTTTATAATCTTGTCCTTTAACCAATTTTAAATATTGTTGCATAGCAAAATCCATTTCATTTAGCGTTATGGGGTAATTTGTTTCTTGTAATCCTATTAAAATATATTTGATAACTTTGCGCAAATTAGTATATAAAAATTCGGCGTTTGAAAATGATTTATTAGAAATAATAACTTCATTGTTTATTTCTATTTCTATTTCAAAATTTTCTAATGAATTAAAAACTTCTGAGTCTTTAATATTAAATTGCTCAATAAATTTACCATACTGTGATTTAGAAGTTTTAACAATACTACAATGAATTAAAAATGGCAAATCAGGATGTCTATATTCGTAGCGCTTAATATATCTAAATATTTTTTTTATTGAATTCCATTTATCATATAATTCTTCAATAGCATTATGATTTCTAGAATAATTTTGCTCTGTTTGATAGCATACGCGAAAGTTATAATCATCAAAATCTAATGGGAATAATTGAGCATCACTAGTTTTAAAATATTCTTTTTCTACAAATTTAATATTATTTTCATCTAAAATTCCAGATAAGTTATTTAATTTACAATAACTTTGAATATTTGGTAGTCCATTTATTTGAGTTCTAATATTAGATAAATTACTTGCGTTCATTATTTTCAAAAAATAATTTTCATTGATTAATTTAAAATCATAATTTAACAAACTCTTTATAACATTGTAAAAATCTACTTTATTAATATTTCTTATTTTTTTTGTTCCAAAACGGATCTCAAATTCGGGATATACACTTTCGGGAAATCGTGTATGAGATGATAAATAGGTTTCAATATATTTTAAAAATTTATTACTCAATTCTTCTTTTTGAGAGTCTTTGCTTGTTTCTTTGGTAATATTACTTTTACTCATAATTAATATATATTATTATTAATTATTTATTATTTATTACATTTGTAATATAAATAATAAATTTCAATTTTGTTTTAAAATATTATAGTACTAAAAAAAAATAAAATAACACTAGTTTATTCCTTTAAGTCAAATTAGTTTTTGTAATATATTTTCATATAATTCTTGCTTCTTCTTTTTCTTACTATGTTCATCGTATATATTAATGTTCAACTTTTCTGCTATAGAAACCAAATCATCCAATTTATAATTACTAAATGCTTTCAATGGTTTATCAATATTTTCAATGTTATAATAAGAGTTTAATATTTTTTGTAACTCTTCTTCTGTTATAGTATTAATTAATTCAATATCAAAATTATTAAATCCAGGACTCATTTTAACATTTGATATTTTTAATAATTTATAATTTTGTAAGTTAATAACTTTTTCATCATTATTTGTGCATAATATACAATATGTATTATTATCACGAATTAATAAAACATTTACTAAATACAAAACACATAGCGCATGAAAAGTTTTGAAACTTATTTTTTCATTATTTGTAAGATCGTCTTCTACCAATCCTTTTTGAATTTTAAAATCTTTTAAAATATTTTTTTGATTTTTTATTTTTTCAACACTATTAATTTTAAACTCTTTCATTACTTTAAATGAATTAATATGTTCTAAATCTACATCATTTAAATTATTAATTATTTTGTAAAATATCCAAAATAGTTTATCCACAAAATTTCTATGATTATTGATTTTAAACGGTTCATTATATTTACTTAATCTTTTTGTATAATTTATTTGAACTCGACTCTTAGGAACACCAACATTAAATACTATGTTTTGCTTTTTCAAATTATTAAACTTATTTGAAGTATTGCTCTCATTTAAAGTATTGCTCTCATTTAAAGTATTGCTCTCATTTAAAGTATTGCTCTCATTTAAAGTATTGCTCTCAATTGAAGTTAAATTTTTTGAAGTACTATTATTTATTTTAAGACTATATAACATATATTGCTTGATTTCATTTAAATCAACATTTTTTAATAATTCTTCTTTGTTTAAACAAATCATCTTTAATTACTTGTATTAGTAGTAGTAATATCTTTATTATCTTTAAAATAAATTGTTTGCAAATTTCTTTTCAATTTTTCATCTTTATTTATGTCGCTTTCCTGTTTTTTAATAAATTCAATATAATTACATATAGTTTTATAAACCGATACAGATATTTTATTTAAATTTACAAAAATACCATTACTGTTTTCATTTAAATAAACATTATTTGTTTTTAATATTTTAGCAATTTCTATATGATGACTATTTTCTAAAGAGTCAATTATTTTACATAATTTAATCAAATCATTAGAATCTATATTATTATTCTTATTTGAATCAATAATATTTGAATCAATAATATTTGAATCAATAATATTATTTTTACACGTTATATTTATGTCTTCGCTTTCAAGAGTTTCCATAATAGTGATTATTACTCATAAAAAAATACCTTTAAATAAATTTTATATATAAAACTATAAAATGTCATTTCTATAATCTTTTATTTGTTTTGCCTTTGATTTTGATATTTTAATTGTAAGTTTTTTCCCACCAACTTTATCTTCAATTTCTTCGGATTCTAATTCATTTTTCAATGAACTATAATTATTAATACTAATTAATTCAGCAATTATACTAATATATTTATCATTTAACTCATAACGTTGTCCTAGTATGCGAACTTGTATAATATCATTTTCTTTTATATGTGAGAAAGATTCATTATCGTAATGATGATCACGCGCTATAAAAATAATATATGGACTAACTTCATCATCTACAATTAGTTCTGCCCGAACTCCTACTTTAGTTATTGATTTTGTAATACAATAAATTAATGTGGACTCAACCGGATTTGTTATTAAACATTCAAATACACACTCAAATAATATTTTATTATCGAATAATTCTCCGCTGGAATATGTTAATAATTTAACACTATTATTTTTAACATATCCTTCTTTAATGCATTTTCCTTCATTCAATTTTTGTATTTTTGTTTCTAGTATATTAAATAATTCAGCATTAACTTCCTCATATTTTAATACTGTTTTTTGCGTTAACAATGAACGAATATAAACATGTGAATTGTCTAATGTTGTTTTCTTGATTGATGATTTTTTACTTTGTATTTTAGACATTAGATTATATATATTATAAATTTAATCTTTAAAAGTATTTCAATTATATAATAAAATAATTTTTATTATATTTTATTATATTTTATATTTTATATTTTATATTTTATATTTTATATTTTATATTTTATATTAAATCATTAATTTGTGCTTCAGAGAGATTTAAAAACCACCGTTTATTCTCTATTTTTTGTAAATCATACAATCTAAAATACAATTCTTGTGCTGCGCAGAAATTTTTTTGATTTAATTTTTCACCCTTCTCCAATTTTTTCCCTTTTAATTTCTCAATTATTTCATCTTTTACTCCTAGAGCAACAAATATTTTTTCACTATTAAGTTTTCCGGCTTGTTCGCAACGAGCCCCTTTGTTTGATCCGGTTTTTACTTTAAAATCTGTCACCAATTCTTTAGTTATTTTTTTATTTTTTGATAAGAATCCTAATGGGACCGCAATTTGTGAAGTAGTTATTTTATTTGATATAATAATATTATCAAAATCATTATAGTCTTCGGATTCGGCAATAGTTAGTGTTAAATTTGAAGTCTCTAAATTTGTTTTACTTAAAATATATAAAGTGTATTCTCTAAATTCACTTTTAGTTGGTATAAATAATGCTTTCAATTTACCATTATTTGTTTCTAAAAATTTGCTCTCATAATAAGTTAATAAATCTTTTTCAAAATTTGTTAATTCGCTATAACCATTATTTAATAAATAAATAACTAATAAAACACTTTTATTAAAGTCTAAATCATCTAGTAGTATATTTATTGCTAAAATATTTACTTCACTATTTGTTATAACTTTATCCTCTTTTAATATATCGATCATTTTGCCATAATAAATATATTTATTGTCTTTTAATAAATATTCGCTTTTTGTTGGTATATATTCTGTTATTATAAATTTGTAGTTGCCTTCTAATTCTGTAATAATTGATTTAACAAATGCTATATTTTTTTCAGTTAGTTTATCATCTACAGCACTTTGACTTAATACTATTTTAGGAATACTTGCTTTGGTCTCATATTTTGGTTCTTCTTTTTTAACAATATTTTTTTCTTCTTCGTTAAATAGATTAAAATCATCTGGAATAGCCACTTTTATAGCATTTGGTTTTATCATTAATCCATTAGATCTTTCAAAAAGCGTGGAGTCGGTGTTTAAATTTAATGGTTGAAAAATATATAAATCATCTAAATAATCTTTTTTTAAATTAGTTACGCTAATATGTATTAATTTTCCTTGTGTATTATATTTATCACTAATAAAAATATTCTCATTATTAACTAATTCATTTAAAGCATTGTTAATATGCACTAATGGATATTCTTTAAATGTATATATATAGTTAATTATTTCTCCCTTTGTGCGAAAATAATATTCTTTATATAGATCTCTCACAAGTTTAGTAATAACTTCATTATTTGTTTTCAAAAATGATTCATTATATGAAAATAAGTCTATTTTACTTTCTCCATATTTTTGAGTATATTGTTCCAATGAAGGTTTACAAGTATATGCACAGTTAGTCATGTAATCACATAATGGACTATTTGATTTATCTCCAATTGAGTATGTAATTGATTTAGAATTTGAGAGAGCAATAGATAATTTTTTATTCAAATAGGTTTCGTCAAATTTTTGTTGCTCATAATTCAAATGACAATCTATGCTATGTTCTTTTAAAACCCTTGTAATGTTTCCTATTATTTTAGCCTTTTCCTCTGCTTTTCTATAAATTAATAAATCAACAGCTTCGTTATTATTAGATAACAATGTTCCGTGCATAAATATTTGAACATTTCGTTTATTTAAAGGTAAATCTTTATGACTACATGTTCTAACAGCGCGACCAATAATTTGTTCTTCTCTATTTATATTATACCATGGTTCCAAAATATGTATTTGTCTAATATACTTGAAATCTAAACCTTCACTACCCGCTGCTGATAATAAAATCACTTTAACATTTTCACCATTAACATTATTAGAATCCGTACATGCTTTTAGATCACTTACAATATCAGGAGAAATATTACTATTTCCACTTATGATCACATATTTAGCACCTCTAAATTGCTGTCCTAATTGTAATACTTCTGATTTTTTTTTATAAGTATTAACATCTAATTCTTCGCTTGGTGGATTGGCAAAAAGCGATTTATTATTTCCATAACGTGTAAATCCTTTTGCTTCCAAAGCAAGTGCTATGGGTATTAATCCTGAATCTATAAATTGTGAATATACTATTGCTGGACCAGTAGAACCCAATAACGAATCAATTAGAGCTTTAATCTTGAAACTATATTTTCCAATATTAGTATAATCAAACATATTAATAGGCATATTTTTCAAAAATTCACTCTTGAATTTATAATTATATCTAGATTTAGGTGCTTGTGTTTCTTCATAACTCATAATATTATTAATAGCAGATTTTCCAACAATTGTCTTTATGTTAATTAAAGCGTTTATTTCCTCAATATTTATATTTTGCACTAATTCTACAATATTATTATTATATGAAATCATTTTATCATTAAAATAAGTTTCTAACTTACTATTAGGAAAAACCACATTTAAGCACTCTAATGGTTTTTGTAATAATGTATATCCAAAAGATTCCATAGCATTTAGTTTTTCTTCATCAAATTTTGATATGTTATTTTTTAGAATAATATTATATACAAATTCTTGATATGGTGATATATTTGTTTCATTTACATAAACATCAAATAGCATGATTGCTTCTTTTAATGGATTAGCATTTATTTTGAATTCTGGGTATTTTTTATTTAAAATACTATTAGTTTTTGAAAAATCATTTGGTAAAATTCTAAACGGAAAACTTAATGGATTATCGCCTTTTATATAACTTATATACCCGTTTATTTTTCTTGTAAATAGTTCTAATCCTACTTGTGTGCCGTCGCTATTTACAAGAAAACTTCCATCATTAGCAAACACATCTTTCAATTCTATAATTGATCGTCTGTCGTTCAAATTTAATATATTAATTAGAAAAATTATTTCTTTATAATCATTAAACATAGGTGTTGCCGACATAAACAACAATTTCAAATTATCCACATTTTTGACCAGTTTTATTAACTCATTTGAAACTAATTTATTGCTATTATCTTTAGATTGACGAATATTATGTATTTCATCAATTATAATTAATCTATTACCAAAAAATTTTTGTAATTTATTTTTTATTAATATTTGCTTTTTCTTTGAATCTAATGTGGCTAGTGATTGATTTGAAATATTTGATTTCTTCATTATTAAATTGGCAAATTGCGTATATCCCATAAATAAGTAATAATTATTTATAATATTTTTAACAATTTTTATTACTTTGTCGCGTGTAAGGTTTTTCTGTATCATATTGATTTCGTCTAAAATATTTTGACCAGCACAATTATTAATAGTCCATACTCCATTTTGTTCTTCCAATTTTCGCTCATCAAACAATTGTAAATAAAAATTTTCTTGAACATTTGGCGAAGCAACTATTATTATTCGATCATTATAACCCATAAATTTTAAATATTTTCTTGTTTCTTCAGCAACACCTATTGCCGAGCAAGTTTTTCCTGTTCCTAGTCCATGATATAATAATAACCCATTATACGGAGTATACATTGAAAGGAAATTTTTTATAAATTTTTGATGTGGTGCTAATTCAAAATCTTTATTACAAATTTCATTGCTTTGTTTCTCAAAATCAAAGTCTTCATCTATTTTGATTATTAATTTATTTTCTTTAAATTCTTCTTTGTTTGCTATCTTAATATTTAAAAACTCGTCATCCAAATGTGGATATAAATATTTATAGTTAGTATCAAAAGAATCATTCAATTCTTTTGCGTTCAATAATTCAACAGCATTATTAAAATATTTATAATCTGTTAATGTATTCAAATTTTTTTCTAACATTTCCAGTTTAGTTTTGTCTAGTTTGTTATTGTCAAATTTATTTATATTTTCTCTAAATAATGATACTAATTCTTCGTTATTTTTTTTCTTAGTTTTATCTTTTTTTATCTCTGGATTTCCTTTAGGTTTTATAAATGTTTTCTCATCTTTATCTTCTTCTTCTTCATCTTCTTCATCTTCTTCATCTTCTTCTTTTGTTTCGCTTACGCTTAATTCTTCATCTTCTTCATCTTCTTCTTTTGTTTCGCTTACGCTTAATTCTTTTTCTTCTTCATCTACTTCATCTTCTTCTTTTGTTTCGCTTACGCTTAATTCTTCTTCTTCCATAGTTTCCTTATTTAAAGACATTGGAATATTGACTAATGTTCCATCGTTTAATTCGGTCTTACTAATTTTGATCATTACTATATATTAAATATATAGTTTATAACTTTTTAATAATTTATTTAAATAATTAATAATTTTCTTTTTTTCATAGTTATATTCTCTAATATACTTATTTACATCATCTATTGGAATCCATTTTATTTCAGTAATTTCATATATTTGATAATCATTTTTTGGTTGATTATTATCAACAATAATACCAACAAAATATTTATGTTTATATGATTTATAATTAGAACCACTAAAAATTTCTTCATATGGAACTATATTATTAATTATTATAATATCATTTTTTTGATAACCTGTTTCTTCTTCAAATTCTCTTAGCCCACATATAATATCTTTTTCTTGATAGTTGCGTCGCCCCTTCGGAAATCCCCATTCTGGTTCTTCATAATTTTTATCACATAAGTCAATAATAGATTTCAAATTATAACTTTCTAAAATATTAGAATACCCTTGTTTCAAATTTGTAAATTTGATCTTTGAGGTTTTTTCTTCGTTTTTATAAGAGTTGTTGGTATTATAATTCCACAAATATTGCCATATTGTATCAAAATCATTATTTAATATATAATTTCTCTCATTGTTAGTCATATTATTTAACAAATTTTTTATATAGTTTTTATCTTCAATAGAATATTTACCACGCATAAAATCTACAAATGATAACGTGTCTTTGCGTTTAATAATTAATAGTTCAATAGAGTTTTCAAATACATTTAGCGCACTATTATGTTTTTTTACAATTCTAATAGGAATAATACCTATACTAGTAATAGGTACTTTACATTGATGAAATAGATGTCCTAATTTGCCACAATTATTACAAAAATATTGTTTTTTTATATTCATATTATTAGTTATAATAATTAATAAGAATGTTTTTATATAATTTATTTATTTACTAAAGTCATTAACTTATTACAATTAATGTGATTAATTTTAATATACCAAAATTATAATATGTATAACGCAAATCATATATTTAATCCAATTATATGGGGTCCGCATTATTGGTTTGTATTATATACAATTGCTTTATCTTATCCATTACATATTAATGATTGTACCAAAAAAAAATACTACGACTTTATAACAAACCTACCTCTTTTTTTGCCAGTTTCTGATATCGGGGGTGTTTTTAGTAAATTTTTAGATGCGTATCCTGTAACCCCATATTTAGATTCAAGAGAATCATTTTCAAAATGGGTCCATTTTATACACAATAAAATAAATATTTATTTAGGTAAGCCAGAACTAACATATTATGATGCTTTAAACAACTATTATGAAAACTATAAATTAAAAGAAGTTAAAAAAAATGACGAGCGCAAAAATAAAGAAAAATATGTTTTTGGTGCTTTAATTATTATTATTATCCTAGTAATAATATATTTATATATTAAATATTAATATTATGAAACTAGAATTATTTATTTTTTTTATAACTATTTTTGTATTAGCAAATACATATTTTGAAGGAAAATTAATTAATAAACTCAAACACTATCAAAAATATTACAAAATGGTATTTTTTGCTTTCATTGGATTATGTGTTTATTTATTTATAAAAAAAAATCCGGGAAACTACAAAGAACTTGTATCTCATGCCAACAGTTATATAAAATATTTACCAATCGATAGGAATACAGCAAGTTTCATAACTCCTATTATTGATCTAACATCTAAATCAATAACTAGTGAATTAAATAATAATTTTAATTTTTCCAGTTCAGTTAATAATCAACAAACGCAAAATTTATTAACTTCAATAAATAACAATCAAAACTATTTATCTAAACAACAGCAAAAAATACTGTCTTCTGGTAATATGACAACAAAAAGAAGTGTAAGTGAAACAAAAAAAAAATATGTAGCTGCTTCGCAAAACTGGCATTGTAAGCATTGTAAGAACCAATTGCCCGCATGGTTTGAAGTAGACCATGTTAAAAAATTAGAATACGGAGGTTCAAATAATATTGATAATTTAGAAGCATTATGTCGAGATTGTCATGGTAGAAAAACTGCTTTTGAAAATTTATAAATAACAAATCAATAATAGATAATAAATAATAGATAATAAATAATATACTTATAATGTAATATATTATTTATGATTGGTATGAGTGATAAAAAATCAACTAATGTTAAACCAATTGATAATACACCTAATGAGGGTGGTGTTTTTCAGTTTATTAAAAGTAAAATTTACTATTTTGTAATTGTGGGAATATTAGTGCTAATATTAGGATTATTCTATTATTTAAATAATAACCAAGACGTATTTCAAATAAAAGATACTAAACACGAAATATTCTGGTGGATATTTTTAATAGCGTTTTGTATATATACTTTTGTATTTATTGCTCATCAACACAGACAAAACGCTAGTCCTGGTAGTATTAAAATCAATTCCAGTTATTTAAACATGTTTAAAAATCTTGGAATTTTGTTATTTATATTAATAATTCCTTTATTACTAATAAATCATTCAATAACTTCAGACAGATCCAACAATATTTTTAATGTTATGCAAGGATTTTTAGGAACACTAATAGTTATTGTTATTTTAGCAATAATAGCAAAAGTATTTTCTATTCGGCAAACAAGTCCAGAAAAACCCCCTTTAATTAACGAAGATTCACCTGTTGTAAAAATATTATCTACAATAAAAAATATTATATTCTTTATTCCTTGTTTGCTAGTCATATTAGTAGATGAAATACATAAAGACATAAAATTAACTCCATCTCCTGTTTATTTATTATTTTTTGTTTTATTAATCCTAATAACACTAATATTTGTGTTGCCTATTATGTTTAAATATTTCGCAAAACACAATAAAAACGATGTTTTAGCAGGGGAAGGTCCTTTTTATTTAAATGAGAAGAAAACTTTAGGAAAATATCAAAACTTGGATAAAAATATTACTAATAATATTATTATTCCAAATTTTAATAGTAATTCTAATGTTGAAACCAAACCTTTAGAAAACAAAATGACGAAATTACTTTCATATTTTAATGAAAATTCATTAAATAATAGGTATAATGAAGCTGGTTCTAGAGAGACTACTTCTACAGAAAATATTTCTAATGAAAAAACCGTAAGAAATGAATATTATAATAGCAAAAATAACATTTCTGATAATACTCAAGGATACGATTTCAAATTATTTTCAAATGATTTAAACACTAAATATAATGTAGGAGCAAAATATTATGATCCTTCAAAAATTCATAACAAATTCCCATATAATTATACTTATAGTTTAAGTTTTTATATTTATATAAATCCACAACCTACTAATACATCTATTGCTTATACAAAAGACACCGAATTATTTAATTATGGATTTAAACCAGTTATATATTATAATGGAAAATCTAGAAAAATTATTATAAAATCTCGAACAATAAGTAATAAAGCAGACCAATTGGATACTATTTATGAAATGACAAACGTAAAACATCAAAAATGGATATCTTTTGTTATTAATTATGAAAATAATAATATAGATATTTTTATTGATGGAAAATTAGTAGGTTCAAAAAATAATATTACGCCTTACTTTGTTGGTGATAATGTAACTATAGGAGAGGACGATGGTATATATGGAAGTATTAAAGAAATATTTTACTTTGATAAAATAAAAACTCCTGACTCTATACAATTTTTATATAGTTTAACCAAAAACAAAAATACAATTTAGAAAAATACAAAAATACAAAAATACAAAAATACAAAAATACAAAAATACAAAAATACAAAAATACAAAAATATTAAAACATTATAATATTTTTATATATTAATATTTTATAATGAGCACTATAAATATAATTATTATAGTAATTCTTCTTTTAGTATTATTTTGGGGATTAAACAATATATTTTTCAAAACAAACATAATTTACGACAAAATGTGTGAAGCATCAAAACAAGACACCTCTACTTCTGGAACAGAATCTAGTACTCTTAACATAATAGCCGCCAAAGATATACCAGATACAACTTCTTCTAATTTTATGTTAAGTGTTTGGTTTTATATAGATAACTGGGGCCAAAATATTTCAAAAGAGAAAAATATTTTATATATGGCTACTGCGAGCAATTCTCGAACAGCAACTGGTTTATCATCAGCTGTTTATGGTCTTAGCACAAGAGTAGCATTAGATACACCTTTGCCAACTAGTGTTCTACCAAAAAATATTAACATAGCATTAGACGAATATGAAAATAATTTATTTATAGATATAGAATGTTTCCCAGATAAAGCAAGTGAAAATGGAAAAACTATTTATACTAGATATAAAATACCCAATATATCAGTTCAAAAATGGAATAATTTAACACTAAGTGTCGATACCCGAACATTAGATGTATATTTAGATGGTAAATTAAGAAATTCATTTATTATGCATGGATTATATAAAAATTACTATGACAACACGGAAATTAAAAAACATATATATTTAGGATATGCACACACCGCGAATATTGGTTTTGAAGGTTTTATAACCCGCGTTCGCTATAGCGGTGATGCTATTAATCCACAAGATGCTTATAATATTTACAAAGAAGGCATAAACGCATCATTGGTCCAGTCATTGTTTAATAAATATAGCTTAAAAGTAAGCTTCTTAGAATATAAGACTGAAAAAGCAAGTTTCCAAATTTAAATAAAATATAATAAATTATAATATTTTATATTATTTATATTATTAATATATAAATAATATAATATGAATGCTAATGAAGGAATATTTGGAAATATTAATAAATATTTCAAGACAGCAATTCCATACGACACACAAAAAAAAGTAGGCGAGGTTGGTGGATTTTTATCTTCAAATACAATGATTGCCAGAGTGACTTTCTTATTAGGAGTAGTTATTGTTTTTTCAATACTATTTTATATTGCGAGTAGAGTAATGTATTATCTTCTCTCTCCATCGGAAACACCATATTTAATTTCCGGAATGAAAGATGCCGGCGAAGCATTAACTATTACTCAAAACATAGGAAACAAGCAAGCAATTCCTATTTTAAGAAGTTCGAACCAATATGGCGGTATTGAATTTACATACTCATTTTGGATATATGTTAATAATATAAATTATAATGAACAAATAGATTATAAACATGTATTTAATAAAGGTTCGCCTCCAAACACGCCCGGAGAATCAGGAACCGCTACTGGTTTATTTGGACCAAATAATAGTCCAGGTGTTTATTTATATACTGGAAAGAAACCTTTAAGCAATGACAGTTTAGCAAATAATTATCCTATTTTAGGAATGTTAGTAAGAATAAATGTATTTCATAACAATGAGAATAACACATATTATGATGATATATATGTTGACGCAATACCAATAAAAAAATGGGTAGGTGTTATTATACGAATAACATCCCAAAACATATGTGATATTTATATAAATGGTAATTTAGCAAAACGCCACAAATTATCTAATATTGTTAAGCAAAATTATGATAATTTATATGTAAATTATAATGGTGGATTTGCTGGTAATTTATCCGATTTAAAATATTATAATTATGCTATTGGAACTTTAGAAATTGATTCATTAACTACTAATGGACCAAGTCTTAAAATCAAGAAAAATAGCAATATTGAAAAATCAAAACCCCAATATTTGTCTTCACATTGGTATTTTAATGATACTGATGTTTTAACAAACTAACAAACTAACAAACTAACAAACTAACAAAATACAAAATCAAAAATACAAAAACAACATATAGTCGTAGTTAAAAGTTATAATTTTAATTATCCATAGTTATAAATATATATATATATTAACTATGGATATTTCAGGTGCTAAAAGTAATTATATTATTTTGTCAAACAATATAATAAACGGTAAAAATATTGGAACCAATTTATATATAAAAACAAATATTATCAATCTAAATAATAACAATAATTATGATATTAGTTGGCAAAACATTTTCCAAAATTTAAATACTAATTATAAAAATAGAATATTCTTGAGCGGAACAATACACAATTCGCTATTGGGTGTTGCTACTTCTAATTCTTGTTGTTTAATTACCAAAAATAATATAAAAAATAATGTGAAATTTATTTATGATTCGTCTACTAATATAAATGGTAAAATAGCATTTGTAAAAAATTTAGACATTGGTGATAATTCACTCAATTACTTATTTAATGATCTAAGCAATACATTTTTTGAAAATAATAAATCAAACAATATAGATAATTCCTTTAATACTATTTATAATAATCGCTACATATATCATTTAAATTATTATTTTAGTAAGTCTGATATTTATAAAATAAATAGTAGGGATTATTTATATAAATATGCTAATGAATTAAGTAATAATTTAGTAATATCAAATACTATTTCAAAAGATATATCTTATAATAAAATCGGTTATATTATTAATAATATAGTTAATGACTTTTCTTTCATAAATACTACAATAGATAGTTCTAGTGTTATAAACTTTAATATTAATGATTATAGAACTCTACTTATAGATAATAATAATAACAACACTAATAACAACAATAATAATATAAGTAAATTAGAAACGAATGTTAATTATTCAATATATCGCAATATGTTGTCTTACAATAAACTCACATTAGATTATAAACATGTTAATTATTATGATATTAGTTTAAGTAATAACTTTAATTTAAACAATACTAATTCAAAAGATATTTCTTATATAAACTTACATAATAGTGTTATTAAGACTTTCCTTATTAGAACCAATAATTTTAGAACATTACCTAATATAAAGCGCAATAGCAAGATTATTTTTAATCTAAAAAATATATATCTTAATAATGTTAAAGTTTTGGATAAAAATAGCAATTTTTATTTCAGTCAAATAAATATTAATGGTCAACCAAAAACTTTAACAGATGTTTCAAATACTATATTTATAGCATTGGGTAATCAATTAACTGGAATAACACAGCACGATATATATAATCATGTGCATTTGGTTTATAATTCTAATCAAAAATTGATTATTAAAATTAAAAAAAATATAAATACAATAAATATAAACACTAATTCAAAATTCGCTTCTCTTATACCTAGACTAAATAATTATTACTTGCTTGATATTCCATTAAATTATACAAATAATAATAATAATAATATTATCAGTCATAATATTAATAATACAATACAATTTAACAATGCTTTATACAGTAATATAGATGTTAATGTAGGCAAAGTTTTTAATTTAGATTTTAACAGTTATTTTAATGCTCTAACAAATAATTATTTCAAAAGTAGTTTTAACAACTTGGCAGCTTTAAATAACATTAATAATAATATATATTCAATAAGTGCTGAACTAGTAAATTCAGCAATAAATGTAAAATTTAAAAATATAATAAAAGTTCCCGATACTACAAAATTATTAAACAGAAAAGAGTTGTTAGAAGGTATTTTCCCACAAAAATTCGATAACGGTTATGATTTAAGATATAACTACAATGAATATTTTTATATATATAACGAGTTAGACTTATTGTTATTGCTTAATGCTTTCAAAGTAAATAACAATTATTTTTTAGATTATTATGGATACGGTTATGGTTTATTAAATTTTTATAGTTTAACAATTAATAATTTAGTTAAAACTAGTGGGGCAAGTGATTTTACCAATGTAGATTGTATTTATATTTATCATGATCCTGTTAATGATCCAGATGAACGATTTAGATATCCTAATAATAACATTGAAATAAAATTTGACACTGAGATTGATACATTATCAAAAGCAATTGAACAGTATCGTGGAAGCGGCAGAAGCACATCAACTACAAACGCTGCTTTTGTTCCAGCACAAAATGGCAGTAATTTATCGAGAAAAATGATACAGGGCATTATTGGGTTAAATAATATTCCGAAATTATTATCTATTGAACCATATGATCCAAATTTTATAAATGGTAGAGGGTTTGCTAATCAATATCAAATTACTGATAATTGTATTGAATCTAATTGTGATAAACTTGCTGTTAAACAAAACGCAATAAAACACGATTCGGTAAAAAACAATAAACTTTTTGCGTCGAATTCACTAAAGAAACAAAATTTTGTCAATATAGTTAAATCTAGTGTTCGTAATAAATTATCGCAAGAATGTATATCAAAAATACAATCTGCTAATCCACCAGCAATCAATATACCATGTAATAATAGTACTTATGTAAAAAAAACAACTCCTTTTGTATTGTTTGCTAAGGGTAAAGGAAAATATTTAGGACCATAATATTAATTTTTATCAATTTATATAGATAAAAAATTAATAACTTAATACCTCATGATAATATAGGACGTTGATTATTTTCAAATACCATAGGATAAGGCATTATAATTGTTTGTTGCCTATCAAAAAAATCTTTAAATTCTAGATTTGTAATACTTGGAATGACTGGTTCGTATGGAGTTTCTAAATTAGTTGATCCAATGCCTCTTAATTGTGACTCAATATCTATAGAATTGCTAGATAGTGCTTCTCTAGAAATATGACTTGGCATATATCCTAATGAGGGAATACATTCACTAATAGGTCTTCCTGTGGATGAGTGCAAATATATATTTTCACGAAATAATTTATCGGTGTTTGATTTTTCTAAATTGTAATTCAACTGAGTATTTTTATTTCTTGTTGAAGTCATAATATTATTATATAATCTAATTTATTATTTTTATTATTTAAATTTTTATTATTTTAAATTTTTATTATTTTAAATAACATATTTGCAGTTTATGAGAAATATGAGAAATATCCTGTATCCTTGTTAATACATATACGGTTTATAAAATATATATTATAAATAATTATTTGTTAGCATGATCAAAATGTGTAAATTTCGGGAAAATAAATTTCAGAATTTTTTTGGAAAAAGGACATTTATAAATGTCCAATTTTATATATATTTAACCTTTTATAGAATTTTAAAAATAATGTTTTGAAAAACACATTTAGACCATTAAGGTCTTATTTCATATTTTTAATCATAAAAAAAACACACCATACTTTTTTTAAAAAAATAAATTTACAAAGAAAAATATTTAGGGGTTTTTTAATATATCCTATAATGGTATATAATGGATACACAAATTTTACCCCAAAAACCCCAAAATTTCACTTGTGTAAATTGTGAGTTCGTATCGTGTAATAAAAAAGATTATGTCAGACATTTATTAACCCTAAAACATAAAAATAGAGAAAATGATACAAACAGGATACAAAAAAACCCCAAAAAACCCCAGACGAGTTATGAGTGTATAAATTGTAATAAGACATATAAATATAGTTCCGGATTATATAGACATAAAAAAAAATGTATTGACCATGAAAATAGCGCTAGTTTGAATTATCAATTATCATTATCAAAAGAATTAATATTGGAAGTAGTAAAGCAACAGCAAAATCAAATAAAAGAATTGACCGATACAATAAAAGAATTAATTCCAAAAGTTGGAAATAATATTACAACAACCAATCAAAAATTTAACATTCAGGTTTTTTTAAACGAAAAATGTAAAGATGCAATAAACATGAGTGATTTTATTAAATCAATAGAAGTTAGTTTACAACAATTAGATTATATAAAACATAACGGACTAGTAAATGGATTAAGTAATGTAATTATAGAAAATATGAATAAACTAGGATTATATCAAAGACCAATTCATTGTACGGATATAAAGCGCGAATCATTATATATTAAAGACGATGATAATTGGGAAAAAGATACAAATAAAGAAAAAATAAAAAGAGTTATTAAAAATGTATCAACAAAACAATTTTATGCATTAAGTAAATGGACAAAAGAAAATCCAGATTTTCAAAATAATGAAAATAAGCAGAATTATTATACACATACATTAGTAGCAATAGCAAATAATAAGCAGCATAATGATGATAAAATAATACGGAAACTATGCACAAGTAGTTATATTAAGGAATAATAAATCATTAATATGGGATTGGGTATTACATACCCTGGGTAATGGTATAAAAAAACCCATACTATTTTAATAAAATATTTATTATGTATTGACATAATAAATAATTTAATATATTTCATAAATGACTGCTATTTGTTTAAAGATACTAAAAAGATACAAAAAACCCCATTTGGTAATTTATCCTATTATAATATTTTTTAATTCATCAAAATATTTTTTATCATTGTCTGATCCGGATTCTTGTTTCTTAGTTATCAAATAACGGGAGAGACATTTATGAAAACAATCAAAATAATCATAACTAAATAATAACTGAAATAATGCCGAATTATTATTTTCTATAACAAAGGCAAAATTTGTATTTATATATTTCTCTTTTAATGCTAATAAAATAATATCAATTTCATAATAATTTTGTAAAAAATAGAAAATTTTTTCTATATGATTGGATATAATAATTTCATCATAGTTATTAATATTTAATGCTTGTAGTATTTGTATTTGATAACATAAAGTTTGATAATATTCACCATCCATTTTTTTATAAGTACATATAAATTCAGTATTATAATTAATATTTTTTATATTGTTATAATACTCGTTTAAGGAATTATTATTTAAGGACATTAAATATATAAAATAATAATTATATATTTAAATAACAATTATATAAAATAACAATTATATAAAAATAACAATTGTTTAATTCAATAAAACAAGTACGATGCTAAACTTTTACTGCGTATTATCTTGATTGCGGGCAAATTCTCGGGCACTCATGCCTCCTCTTTGCCAACCTTTCATAGCATCGTCTTCTATTTTATAAGCACTATTTGAAACAGATTCTTTGATAGAATCAATTAATGGATAATTTTTATAGTCCGAGAAAGACTGCTCCATAGTATTATTAACAGTTTTTTTATTTAATTCAAATTGACCTGTTTTTAATTTAAATTCCATATCACAATCTCCTAAACCTTTTCCTAAATAGGGAACCGTTAAAAAAGGTCTAGATACTAATGTTAATTTACATGCTGGTCGTGAAATATGGGTATATTTTAAGTCATTGTTTGCTTCAATTTCGCAACCTTTAATACCTCCTTCATGGGAACCCTTATAAAAAACATATGGTTGCGCTAGCGCGAAATCTTGAGCTTTAGACATTGGACAAGCAGGATAATAATTTTCTAAATTATAGTTGGCATTATTTACATTTTGAATATTGCGTTGATCAATTGCTGGAGAATCATTGCCTATTCTAGACATTGAGTCAAAAATATATGGAAAAGCAATTGTTGAAGTCATTTATAATAATTTAATATATTATTTTTTTGCTTTATTAAATATATTAATAAATATATTTGTATATTTGTATTTCTAAACATTTGTTTTAAAACACATTTCTACATCCCCATCTTTACATGAAGCCATGTTTCCATAACAAAATCTTGCGAATTCTGCTTGATTATTAGGAACTCGTGTATTTGCTGTTGTATAAAATTGTCTCATTGATTGTTCAAATACAACATTGTCTCCTTGATCATTAAATAGATTTTTTTTTATAGTTTCATTATTATCAAAATTACTTACTATGAAACTTTTTGTTTCTTCATTGATAATTTTTTTAACAGCATTATTATAAGATGGAGCAGCAGGAAGTTTATTTGGATTATCTTGTATTTCAGGTAATAAAACATTCATAATTGGGTTTATTGAAGTTGGATTTGAAAAATTATGTTTGACTTTGTTGTATATTTCTTCGTTGCTAAATGATTCTTTTATTTTATTTAAATTATTATTTTTATTTAAAATATAATATGTAAATACTAGAATAATAATAGCTGTAATTCCAGTGATTAATATTTTTATATCATTTAAAAATAAGAATCCTATTAGTGTTAATAATATTACTAATCTAGTTATTGCGTTTATTTTTTGTTCTCGTGTCATACTTTCAATGGGCCAAACTTGTGTAATAGCATTTTTATCAAATAAGATAATAGGATTGTTTAACCAAAATGTATTGGTTTCATCATTTTTATTTTTACCATTTGTCCTTTCATTATCACTTTCACTTTCGCTTTCACTTTCCTTTTCGCTTTCCTTTTCGCTTTCCTTTTCGCTTTCCTTTTCGATATTATTTATAATATCATCTTTAACTCTGAAAGTTTCATTATTGCCATTTACATCAACAATTCTTTTTTCTATATAAGGTTCATTAGTAGTCATAATTTATTATATTATATTATAATAAGTTTATAATATATTTTAAAAATTATTTCGTATAAATGTATAAATGTATAAAATAATAGTTATAATTTATTAAATTATAAATATTATGGTTTTATAATAGATTAATTATTTCTAAATAATTATGATGAATTAAAATAAATAGTTTTGCTACTTATTTTTCTTATGTGCTTTTCGTTTATTATTTGATTTTCGATTAGAACTTTCATCATTAGACACGGGATGTGTGTTGGTCTCTCTTTGTTGTTGCTTTTTTATAATATCATCGATAAAACTGGTGCTATTTTCCATTTGTGCCATTAAAGACGAGAGATTAGCAGTTAAATCGTCTAGTTTAATGTTTTCAGAAGAAGTATTGGTATTTGATTTATTAGAATCATAATTTTCCCTATAATTTACATTAGTATAATTTGTTTCTGTTTTGTCGGATTCTCCTTTGCCGGATTCTCCTTTGCCGGATTCTCCTTTGTCGGATTCTCCTTTGCCTGATTCTCCTTTGCCGGATTCTCCTTTGCCGGATTCTGCTTTTTTCTTCATTCGTTCTTTCATTTTAGACATTTTGACATTTTGTTCCATCATATTTTGAAATGCGTTTGGATTAATTTTACCTCCTTTTGGCATGAATTGGTCTAAATTCATAGATTTCATAATATCACTGAAGTTTCCCATACCGGGCATAGATTTCATATTTTTAAAAATATTTGTTGCTTCTTCCAAGAGTTCGCTTTCTTTTAATGAACCGTCTTTCATTTTACTATTTATTTTATTGCTTATTTTACCAATAAGACCTAATAATTTGGCAGGATTTTTCATAAACCCTTTTAAAACATCATTTACGTCAGTAATATTATCTGTATCCAAGTCCATATCTTTGGTTGTTTCTTCGGCAATTTCTTTAGCAAGCGATCCTATTTTACCATTAATTAATTTATTAATATGTGAAAAGAGTTCCTCTTTATCGGGAATAGCATAATCAGTATTATTTGAAGACTCATTATTTGAAGACTCATTATTTGAAGACTCATTATTTGAATTTCCAGACAAATCGTTCAATATATCAGAAAACATATTAAATTGATTAGGGGACGCACCAAACATTTTGTCAAAATCAGGTATAGTTGTCTCATTAGTTGTCTCATTAGTTGTCTCATTAGTTGTCTCACTTGTTGTCTCATTAGTTGTCTCATTGGTTGTCTCTGTATTTTCTTTAAATGAAAACATCTTTGATAGTTCTTCTATGGTATTTTGTATTTTTGACGAAAACTTATCACCATCAATAATTTTAAGCAATTCGAGCGAGTCCCCAAAAAAAGCAATATCATCAATAGTAGTAATAATATTAAATAATATTAGTTGTAAATATTTCCATAATGTTTGTTTTGTTTTCTCACTTGTATCATCATAATATAAATTGGAAAATTCAATATCGGGTAAAAACATCGTATTAATTATTTGTGGATTTTCATCATTAACTTTTACATTGGGTTTATTTAAAAAAATATCTTCGTTTTGATATAAAATATCAATACTTCTAATAGCAAATGTGCGTTTACAATATTCATATATATTATTAATAGATTCCATAAAACCGCTGCTTAATGATGCTAATTCTATAGAATTAACATATTCATCCGCATTCATATTATCTTTATAGTTAGGTAAGCAATAATTTATAATAGTTTGATAATCTTTATTGCTTTGAATAATAAGTCCTATTTTATCTTTGAAACAATTATTTAGATCAATTATTAAATCTTTGAATATTTTGTAAAAATTGATCAATGTAATTGCTTTATTAGTATCTAATACTAACTCAACATTATTAACACTAGTCATTTATATTAAAAATAATACTATCACTTTAAATATTAAAATAATTATAAATTATATTAATATTATATCAAAAATTATATTAAAATTATATTAAAATTATAATGTCTCACATACTATTTAACTAGTCATACTATTTCTTTGTTGTTCTAAATTTTTAATATTTACTTCTCCTACCTTATCTGGAACATAATCATCGGGAGGCGTTTCTATTTTGTCAGTATAATCAATAGTTGCGTAACTATATAATTGTCTTAGACCGCCACTTCCTTTTGCTGATAGATCATCACTGTTTTGATCCAAAAAACTATAATTATCGGAAACTACACCGCTAGACATTCCATCAAATCTAAATGCCGATGGTTCTCCGTTAAAATTTGTTGCTTTTTGAACAACAACTTGTTCAATAGGTTTTAAATAATTAGTGATATTATCACCATATAAAACTTTATAGTTGTCATTAATTAACATTAATGCCGGAACAGCATTAATAGTATTTGGTAATAATATTTCTTGATTATTTTCTAATATTACATATGTAGCATTATTTTTTTGTATGCGTTTATCTATACAAATATAATGAATGTTATTTTTAATTCCCGACTTGGATAATATTATTAACAACTTTTTACAATTCTCGCAAAAATTGCTATAGTATAATATACAACTCATCTAAAAAGTTATATTATTAATTTTTAATAATAATTTTTAATATTTAATTAAACTAATTAAATAAAAACAATAAAAACAATAAAAACAATAAAAACAATAAAAATAAAAATTGAAAATATATAAGATCTATTTATATTTATATAATTATAAATGTCATCTAAAGCTAAAATTTCTAATGTTCAAGAACAAAACGGAACTTTAAGTTTTACTTTAAGTAATATAAATGTTAGTTATGCTAATGGACTGCGTAGAGTAATTTTATCAGATATTCCAGTTATTGCTATAGAAAGTTATCCATATGATAAAAACAATGTGTCAATTATTACTAATAAATCTCGCTTAAACAATGAATTAATTAAGCAGCGTTTGAGTTGTATTCCTATTCATATTGATGCTTTACAAGATTTCCCATATGAGGAATATGTTTTAGAAGTTAATAAATCAAACGATTCTAATGTTATTATTTATATTACAAGCGAAGATTTTCAAATAAAAAATATTAAAACGGGTAAGTATTTAACACGTGGAGAAATACAAAAGATTTTCCCACCCGACACAATGACCGGAGACTATGTTGACTTGCTTCGCTTAAGACCAAAGATTGATTCAAATATGGACAAAGAACAATTACATTTAGAAGCAAAATTTACAATTAGTAATGCAAAAAATGATGGAATGTTTAATGTAGTAAGCACTTGTAGTTATGGTAATACTCTCGATCAAGTAAGAATTAAAGATGTTTGGGAAGTAAAAGAACAAGAATTAAAACAAAAGTATGGAAAAGAAGAAATTGAAAATATGAAAAAAGATTGGATGATTTTAGATGCTAAGCGCATATTTGAAGAAGACAGTTTTGATTACATTATTGAAACCATTGGTATTTATGATAATTTTAGGTTAGTTGAAATAGCCACAAATATATTAATAAAAAAATTGTATCATTCATTAAAACTAATTAAGGAAAATATAGATCTTATCCAAGAAATTGAAGACACTATGGAAAATTCTTATAGCATTAGGTTGGTAAATGAGGATTACACTATTGGTAAAATTATTGAGTTCAATTTTTATGATAAATATTTTATTAATTCGAAGAATTTAAATTATGTTAGTTTCTTGAAGAAACATCCTCATGACAATTTTAGTATTATTAAATTATCTTATAAAAATCCGATTACAAAGGATGATATTTTGTTAAACTATGAAGAATGTATTAATAGTTCTATTTTGCTAATTAATTCTATTAAAGAATATTTTACTTCAAAATAGAGAACCGCTTACATATAATATTGTGTTGTATAGGCAAAAAAATATCAAATTTTTTACCTGTTTAATAAAAGTAAGAATAACAAGAAACAAGAAAGCGCCTTGTAAATTCTTGCTTTCCGACATATAAAGCAACGTATTTAATCACATTGTGCTAAAAAATTATTATATTCATTATTTTTTACATTACGTATCTGACTATAAGAGGGGGGGTCAGCATGCTCATCATAATAAATATTAGAAATATCTAAAAACGGAACATGATTTGTATTATTATTTTTTTTATCGTTATTACATTCTTTATTACATTCTTTATTAAAAGAAAAAATATCACATATATTTCCCATAATGTGTTAATGTATATAATAAATATTTTGTTTTTAAAATAATTATTATAAATATTTATTATAAATATTTATTTTTACAATTAAACTTTAAAATCTAACACTTAAATAGAACAATCCATTTCTTCTTTTTCCGCTTGTTCTTCTTTAGAAGTTTCACTAATAACACTTGTAGGACAAGTATTAGCACATATAACACTAGTATCATAACTCATTGCGCAAGTTCCTTTGACCTGAGGACTCTTATAATTAATCAAAAACATTTGCTGTGCCGGATGAAGCATATTTACATAATCAATTACAAACTTCTTATCAATAGATTTTTGGTTTGGTTTAAGTTCAGTCTTATATTTTTCGTGTAATTTATACATATGTGTTTTATATTCAAACTCATATTCTTTTAATGGTTTTTCTTTACGAACAAAACAACTAATATAATTCATAAATAAATGATTAGTATATTGATACACCGCGAGTTTAAATTTATTAAAGATGAGAGTATGTTCTGGATAATATTGTAAAAATTCACCCACTTTATTTTGCTGTTTCAAGGTTAAATAATTAAATTGTAGTTTTGGTTGATTGCCTCTGAGTTTTCGTACTTCCTCATAACTCGCGTTTCTAATTTTACTACGCGTTCCATCTTTACTATATAAAAAACACCCCACACAATTATATCCCGCATTCCCAGATGAATAATAGTCTTTAATTTCTTGAAAATTCGTAACTGGATACTTATTAACAAATTTAATATTGCTATTAATAAATATATATGGCGGAGCATTTACTAAGGATTGAATGTCAATTTCATTAATAATTACATGATTTAAATTATCGCTGCTTAATACATTATTAATTGGATGAATAATTTCATACACTTTGACAAGAAAAATTACAGGAGTAATAATAGGCGTAACAATGCGATTAAATGGATGTTGTAATACGAAACTATAAACATATTTTTTGTCTAAACAATTAAGATCTAAATTACAAGTGTTACATGCTTCAAAAAACATAGAGCGAAATGTAAGATTATAATAATCTTTAAAATAATTGTTATTATCAAAATATTTATAGTTTTTTACATCATTAAAGAAAACAATATTTGCTCCAACTGTAGAACGTGTAGCAATTTCCCATGTTTCTTTAATATTATCATAAAACACATTAATCATTGTGCCATCGATAAAATCTTCTAACCAACTATTTTCTGTGCTATAGTTCTTTATAAAAAGAGAATAATCTAATGATTTTTCTGGAGCAAAACACACGACTTTATTATTTCTAATAATAACAGAACGATATTTAGAAACTTCCGAATACTTATCTTCAATTCCAAGAATTAATAGATTTGAAAGTTTTTCCTTTACATGTCTAATAATCTTATATTCATTATTGTTGAAAGTATATTTTTTAATATTAAAATAATTGAATTCGTTATTTAACACATTTGTAACATTAAGATTAATTGAATTTGTAATAGTTACCATAGAAATTAATCTAAGATAATATTATTACATCACAAGCAATCTTTAAATCTTTTAAATATTATATTTATTAGATTTATTAGATTTATTAGATTTATTAGATTTATTAGATTTATTAGATTTATTAGATTTATTAGATTTATTAGATTTATTAGATTTATTAGATTTATTAGATTTATTAGATTTATTAGATAATTTTAATATTATTTAACTGGAAATAATATTAAAATTATATTAATTTCTATTATAAATATAAGATTAATATGAGTAAATTGGAACAAGAGGAACAAGAGGAACAAGAGGAACAAGAGGAACAAGAGGAACAAGAGGAACAAGGATCACTTCTAACAAGTAATATTAAACTTCAATTAGGAGATATTGTCCAATTTGATGCCCCTACTAATATTTCATTACATGACAAAATATATTTTATTAAGTTTATCAGTCAGGAAAAAATAGTATTAATAAATGCCGAAAAAATAATTACATTAAATATAACTCCATCGGGAAAACTAGAAGAAGAATCAATAGCAAATATATTATTATTGAGCAGGCATAAAAGTCCAAGTTTTGTTGTCCAGAATAGTTTAGAAATGAAAAAATACATTTCTATTTATTTTGGAGAACCATTACCAAGAGTGCTAAATGGCATAATTACAAATATTGAAAATGATATGATTGAACTAACTACATTACCAGATAAAGATTTGTTATATATAGATTTTGCTTATTCTGGTATTCCAGAACATTTAAACATTGAAAAAATAATAGTTCGTGAAAAATTGGATGAAACAAAACTGCTTGTTTCACAAGAAGATAAATCTAAGTTAATTAGTAGTTCTGATACTATAGAAGAAAGTTTTTTAAATCAGAATGATACGCAAGAACTTGACTATGATTTAAAAGCATATAGTAGTAAATCTGAATTGGAAGACATAATAATAGACACTATTGAATTGGGAGTAGAATTAGATGATTTAGAACATGAAATAAATGTTTCAGAAGGAGAACAGCGTTATAGTTTAGATAAACAAACTAATGATTATTTAGATAAGTTAATAAATGCTTATTTGCCGGAGCAACGCACAGAAGAAGTAGTTAATCAAATCCATAGTGAATTAAATTACTATAAACAATTGCGAACCACATATTCTTATTTTGACGCAAATAACAACCCATCATTAATAGAAGATCGCGGGCAACATTATAAGCATTTAAAAGAACAATTGTTTAATTTAAATAAAAAATTGTATTACATATTACCTGTGCTGTCAAATGTTCGAAACTTAATAATAAACGAAACCGAAAATACCGAGCATTTAGAAGATGCCGACTCGTATAATTATCAACATTTAGGTGAATTTGTAGAAACACTAAATAGTATAGCATTAAACTGGGCAAATAACAGTTCAAAAGAAAAAATAAATAATTATAAAGAGCATATAAAATCATTAATTGGGTTATTAGATAATTACTCTAATTATAGTGAGCAAAATATCAATGTAAATACGCAAATAGAAATGGTTAATTCTATTGTAGATGATTTTTATAATTATAGCATGGTTAAAGGTGAATTGTCAAAAAGTCGTTTTATGATTGATGTATATAGTGATGGATTAAATATGTTGGAAACTTATTATGTAAATAATAAGAAATTCAATAAAATCAGTAAGTTAGTTTCAAATGATTTTGTTAATATTATAGGCTTCATAACACTGCCATTGCCTTTATTTAATTTTTCTAAAATTAATAGTCCTTATACAAATATATGCGACAGAGCTAACTTGAACATTAATTTTATTAATTATCATGAACTATTAAATAAAAGTACGCATTATAATAAATATGTTTTGGAAGATGCCGATAAATCTAAATTTATAAATAGTCACGCAAATATTCATAATAATAGGTTATTACAAAATATTAATAATTTCAATATTGATGACTCGCTAGAACTTCCTTATTTGGAAAAAATGAATTATTTACTGGAATCTTTTATACCTACAAACAGTTCATTTATTAAAGAATATATAAAAACATATAAACCCAACTCATTAGAAAATCGCAAATATAACTTACTAGAATTTGTGTATGATTTACAGGGACTAAATATAGATTTGTATAATTTACATATAATAGATTATAAAAATATCAAAAAAATAATTAGTTCAAATATCGATCTATATAAGAAAAATTATAAATACGAAGAAGCCAATTTTTCAAATCTCATAAGAACTATTAAAGAGGCAGCCCAAAATAACAGCAAAGAAGCCTTTATAAATTATTCTTTTAGTCTTCTAACAAAAGAATTAAAAGATGAATTGTTTAATTTTTATAAAATTAGCGAAGAGCAAATAAATAACACAGAAGAATTGTATAGTTATATTGTCAAAATTGACAGTGCTGAATTTTTCATGCAAAGCATTAATAAAAATATTATGGATCTAATAGTCGGTAATTTACTTGAAAATTTCATAAAAGCATATACAAAAGAAAAAGAAAAAACCAAAGACGAAGAAACAAGCAAAACCACAACTGCGCAAGTTTCGTCAAAAGATATATTAAAAGGTGATTTGGATACTATGGAAACTACTTGCGAAAAATATGTATTATCTAAAAAATATAATACGTTGCAATCGCTTGAAAATGATAATAATAAACTTATATATTTTGATTCAATATATGATAATACTTTTTATAGCATAATAAACGAATATAAAACAGAGCGCTCTAGTATGGATACAAAACAATTTTTAGATTTTTTAGCAAATAAATTAATGACACTTATGAATTTAACTAAACCACGAGCATTTCGTGAAGCAAAGGCAATATTAGATGAAAAACGAGAGATTACTGATGGTGATTATGCTATATTGGTCGATAAAGGAAGTAATAAAAACTATGTTTATTTGCGAACAAATGATGTATGGATAATAGATCCTAAATTTGAAGATAATTTTTACATTCAGTCAAATCAAATTTTTTGCGATTCCAATAAAGAATGTATATCAAAGGATGATAAATGTCTATCGCTTGATGATGCAAAAAAGGCAAATGTTACTAAAGAAGTAGATGAAATATTGAAAAATTTTGAGAACAAATACGATTTAAGCATAGAAGACATTAAAGGTAAAATAAATACAAATTATGAAAATTCTAAACTGCGAATTCAAGCACTCATTAATATAAATAATAAGAAAAATGAAACTATAAATACTTATTTACTAAGTTTGGAAGATCCTAGTGTTAGTCGGGAAAATAAAATAGTGTCTCCATATATAAAGTTGAGAGATGGAATATTAAAAATGAAAGACATAGCATATAAATATTCTACAATAAAAAAATTCTGTATAAATTTTACACGACAAGCAATTAAAGATGAGGTACCGTTCTGGTTATATTGTATTAAAACAGGACAACCACTAATGCCATTATTTTTATTGAAACTGGCAAATGTGTTTATTAATAAAATGGATTTTACCAAAGAGTTAGATTATATATGTGCTACACAAGGAACACTAAGCGACGACAATAACTACTGGGTGGATAAATATAGTGGATATATTATTAAGTCTATTGAGTTTAATACTGATGAGGGATATGATGAAAAAGGATATAAATTACAAACAAGTGCTGTGCTGGAAAATGAATATACTATTAATCCCGACGCACAAGTATCCGAATTAACTAAAACAAAATCGTCTAATCCAAATACTCAAATAATATTAAATATAGTTAAAGCTATGTGTTTAATGATTGGTATTAACATAGTTAATAATCATGAACTAATTATAAATAATGTATTAACTATTCAAAATTCTAGTATTCCAACAAAGAAACAATATGATGAAATTATGTTAAAATCTACAAAAAAAGAAGGTAAAGTAAAGGCAATGCCAAGTTATGAAGAAACATACAACTCATCATTACTATTATTAACGCTTACTTTCATAGTATATGCTATTCAAATAAATGTTCCGTCTTTAAAATCTAAAAAAACATTTCCTGGGTGTATTAAGTCGTTCAAAGGTTATCCATTGGATGGCGAAGAGAACAAAACAACACTTGCCTATATTGCTTGTATAGCAAATAAAATAAAAAGTTCAATTAAACCATGGAATAGCATATTAAAAATGTCTGAATCTACTATTATAAAAAAAATGGAGGCACTTATAGAGAGATATATTGTCCCCAACAAAGAATTAGCAATTCATCTAAATAAAAAGCGCGCTTATTTATTATCAGAAGAAGCAACAAGTGACGCAATACCAGATTATTTATCTATAAACAATTGGCATACATTTAATCCCCCATTATATGATATTAAAATTTCATCTGAAAATATAGGCGCACTAGACGACGGATTTAAAACCAAACTATATGAGACATTCTCTCGCGGTGAAAAAAACAATATTAAAGAATTAATAGAATCAAAGGCAATATATAGCAGTTATTATATTATAGAAAAAATACAAAATATTGTAAAAAAAAACACTCCTTTATTAAAGAATTCGAACGATAATCCATTTTTAGAAAATGCGTGCTGTAATTCAGGCAAAAATACTGTTGAATATTTTACAAACGAAGATAATTCAATATTAGTAGATAACAAAGCAGTGAAATTTTATAACAATATGTTGAGCAGCATAGATCTACTTACTTATGCGCCACAACTATATAATCCGCAAAATACTAAACAAAAGGTGATTTCGCAAACTACAAGTTTCAGCGAAGAATTGGTTTATAAAGCATTCATATATTTCTGTAATTTTGCTAATTTATTGCCAATCGACGAAGAATTAAAAGGATTGTGCTTGGATAAACCATTAGAATTTAATAGTACTAAATCATTAAGAGAAATAATAGATTCTCTCAAAAGTCAAGGGAAGGTTTATAATTTTTCTTCTTTTATAGAATTGATACATATTATAAGTAAGAAAAATATAATACATATATCAACAAATTACCCCATTATAAATAATATTGAATTAATGCGTATATTAATAGAAGCATATGCGCAAAATAGTTATTATAAATTGGATGATGAATTTATAACTAAGTTGGAAAGTTTATTAGATAATTTTTCCATTGTAAGTAGTGAAAATCAGGAACTTCGTACTTTTAAAAATTTCTTGGGAAAATCAGTACTATTGTTAAAGCAAAATATATTACAAATAATAAGTAAGCAATCCAATATTAGTAAAAGCGATTTTGCAAAATTCTCGCAAAATTTAGAACTAACTATTGATGTGGAAAATATGAAATTTTATCAAAATTATATTATGAATTTCTTATATATTTTTCCATCGATTATGTTAAATAAAAATATAAATTATGGGGCAATTCCAAAACATTGGAAACTATCGGATATTCATAATAAAGACATTTATAACATAATGCAAAAATATTATAATGCTATTAATACTTTCAATGCGCGACCAGAATTGTTGTTGGCATTTAAATTAATTTCTAATAGATGTAAAATATTAATAGAACTAATGCCTGTTTTTTTATATAATAAATTTTTGATGAGCAAATATTCTTCGTCTAAAACCGTGAAAATTAATAGTATATTTGATGAAAAAGTAGTAATGTTATTTTATAGTTACATATTTTATAGTTTATATAATGAACTGTTAACCGTATGCGAAACTAGTGAATTTTTATTAGAACTACAGAATTTACAAATAAATGATTATGACAAAGATGAATTTATGAAAAACGCAGTAGGTTATATAATTGAGCACTCTAGTATAATGAATAATCATTATAATTTAATAAATAACGGATATAGAAAAGTAAAAGACAAAATTAATATGGCAAAAGAAAAAGAAAAGGATTTAATTACAGATTTTCTTAAAAATCTCTCCGATGAAGAGCGCGAAATTGAAAATATTTTGAAAAATAACAAATTAGAAAAATGGAATAAAGGAATGCAAAAAGGCATAACACAATATGTTAAAGAAAACTACGACGAAGAGCGTGAAGCACTAGAAAAGCAAGCAATAAAAGAGAAAAAATTACAACAAAACAATAATGTTACGGCAATGAATAAAGAATTATATGATTTAGCAATGGATGAACAAACACTAAACGATCAAGCAATAGATGCCGAAGAATATAGTATGAATAATATTCCAGATGATGATGATTTTGATTATAATAATGGTGAAGATGGAGATTACGCAAATGGTCCAAATGAAGAATATGATTAACAACTTAATCTAAAACATTTCTTTTTATTACAAAAGAAATATTTTATATTGTTATTTTATAACAATATAAATAATGACAGAAATTTCACCAAAAAAAGAA